TTTAATTATTATTTTTTTAAAAATCAATTTTAAAAAAAAAATTTAATGTTTTGCTCCAGTTATGTGTTTTTTATTTGTTTCATCTGAATATCTTAATACATAATCAGCAATTGCATCTTGTCCCATATTCTTTAAGATTACTGAATTAGGAACTACACAATGACCACCGATTAATTGTTTTCCATCTTCATCTCTTGGGATTGGTTTTAATACTGGACGACATACATTTGATTTTCCTAATTTTGTATATCCTTCATTATATCCAGTTTGCCATTTTGTAAATACTGTTTCGAAATCTACATTATATTTCTCACACATTAAGAATACATCATTGATTGCTGCAATATTAACACCATATAATGTTGTTGATGTTACTTTTGCTAATTCAGATTCCATTGCTTTACATACAACTGGTTTCATATTTAAATCTAATAAATGTTCTTTGATAAACTCTTTTACTCCAGCTGTATTATAATATTTCTCAGTTACTCCCATATATTTATCAAATGTAAGCATACCTTCTGTTAAATTAGGATGAACTCCTCTTACTGGTGAATGAACAATAATTACATCTAATTCTTTTTGCATTTCATCACATGTTCCAACTCCAATTGTTGATTGGATTACTAGATATGTATTTGGTTTTAAATTTAATTCTTTAATTGCATTAACAAAATGTTTCATTCCAAAAAATGGAATACATACATTTACTAAATCACAATTTGATAATGAATCATTTAATCCATTAAAAGGGTCGCGTTTAATTAAATTTTTATAACCAGCCATTTCATATACTCTATATAATGAGCTTCCAATTTCTCCAAAACCCATAAAACCATATGTTAAATCTTTAAAATTAGTGTTATTATTTAAGTTCATTCTCGAATTTATAGTAATATATAAATAATATATTTTAATTTTTTAAGTAATTTTAAAATTAACTCACAATACATGGAGCAGTAGAATTATCACATGATATTCCAGATTTGGTAATTGTTCCACTACAACAACCAGAACTACCTCCTTCACGACTACCACAACCAGTTCCTCCACAAGTTCCACAAGATGATAAACAACAAACATCTCCTTTTAATATTCCATTCTCGCATGTTGGGTCTGGTTCTTCTACAACTTCTCTTATGATACATGGTGCTTCATACTCATCACAATATCTTGTTGATGATGTAATTACTCCACCACAACAACCAGAACTACCTCCTTCTCTTTGACTACAACCAGTTCCTCCACATGTTCCGCAAGATGATAAACAACAAACATCTCCTTTTAATATTCCGTTCTCACATGTTGGGTCTGCTTTTATTTCTTCACATACACAATTATCATCTGTTTCTGGATTACATTCTTTATAATATTCTATATCTGAAAAGTCTTGATTTACATTTGAAAATAAACGAAATTTATCAAGATAAATCTTTTTACCATTTGTTTTAATAATATTTAATGTATGTAATCCTGGTTTTAAATTTTCTATATTAACATAAAAATTATAATAATCATATACTCCAACTGTATATTTTAAACTATAATCACTCATATAATGATGACTTTCTGGTGTATATAATATATTATCTACCTTAACATCAAATCCAATATCTTCAGTTGAATTATATAATAAAATATCTAATGTAAAATTTCCTAAATATTTTGTTAGAAATTGAGTTGATATTTCATCATTTTTATCATACATTGCGAATATTGCATAACTTGTATCTGTTGATAAATAACTACTACTTGTTGATACTCGATTATCACCATCATCATCATTAATTTGTTTATAATTATCTTCAATTTGCCACCATCCAGTATATTTTATTTTATTATAAAGTTGTTCTCCAGTATATCCTTCTGGTTTAATATAGTAAAAGTGCCATAAATAATCTTCATTATAACTAACAACTGGTGTTCGTATATCTTTCCAACTTCTATCTTGACTTGTATCACGTCCTAATATATATTCTGATTTTTTAAGAATATCAATTGTGTCATCATTATATGCTCCATATGGATATGCGAATGTTGTAATATTAAATCCAAGTTCTTTTAATTTATTTTTAGAACCAATTATTTGTTCTTCTTGTTCTTCATATGTTAAATCAGATAATCTTGCATGGTTTAATGTATGTGCTTCAATATCATGACCAATTTCTTTTAATTTATATAAAAGGTCCATTGACATATAATAATTATTTTTACCAATATTATCAATTGCAATATAATATGTTGCTGGAACTTTATGTTCATTTAATTTACATATTACATTATCATATTGATTTTGTATTCCATCATCAAAATTCATAATACAAGTGTTTGTTGGTAATTTTTCATTATTCTTTATATAATAAGATAAACGGTTCATTGTAATCCAATTACATTTCGCAGTATTCGTTAAATAATCAACTTGGTCTCGGAATAATTCGGTTTTTGTTAATAATGATGTTGTTTCTCCTTCATCGATTTTATGATAACCTAATATCGGAACATAATCTTCTTGAACTTGATAATCCATATATAATGGTATACTTTTAACAAGTGATATTAGGAATACTGCTAGCATTTTATTTTATATTATAAATATATATAATTTAAAATTCATATTTTTGATTTATTTTGAAAATGATAATAAATAATCTATTTTATCTGCATTTACGATATTTTTAATTGCTGTAATTATTTCATCTATTTGAGATTGATTTTGTATTGGTAATTCATCTATATTCATTGTTGTTAATACATCAGTTGTAGGTTCAGTAGGTTCAGTAGGTTCAGTAGGTTCAGTAGGTTCAGTTGGTTCAGTAGGTTCAGTAGGTTCAGTAGGTTCAGTAGGTTCAGTTGGTGGTTCAGTTGGTTCATCTTTTTGTAATTCATCAATAATTGCATCTAAAATATTATCTTGTCCATCTCGTGTATCATCTGAAAGGTCCCATAGGAGAAATCCACCTAAGTTCATTTCTTTTGCATATTGAACTTTAAATCTTGCTGTATCTGGTGTATCATGAGACCAAGTTTTTCCATCTGCATCTACACAATATGCAGTCTTTGATACTTCATCTGTATATAATGTATATGTTCCGTTTTTAATTGCATCTCGAATATCTCTCCAAGAAGACATACCTGGTTCACCATAATCTCCACTAATTGTTTCTGCTGGTCCAGCGACAGATGGTCCAAATAATTTTGATTTTTCTGCATTATCTGGAACAATTTTTTGCCAACCACGACCATATAATGGACAACCTAAACATATTTGTTGTGATGGATAACCTGCTGCAATTGCATTCTTTACTGCGGAATCACAATTGAATTGGTCATTCATTTGACTTTCAGGATTATGATAAATACCAGATAAATGTCCTCCATAATTATCCCAACTTCCAGAAAAATCATAAGACATAAGTAATAGATAATCTAAATATTGATGTGTTCCTTCATAATTTGCAATTACAATTGGATTACATCCAGTTGCAGCAGTTAATTCTAAATGTTTATTGGGGGAACGTCTATCCATTTCTTCTCTAAAATCTTTTGCCATTTGTAGAAAGTTTGGTTTATCATTTATTTCATCTACATAGTTATATCCAACTCCTTGTTTTCCAACAAATTCCCAATCAATATCAATTCCATCAAAACCATGTTGAATAATATAATCAACAGATGTTTCAACAAAACGTTTTCTTAATGTTGTATCGGCGGCAATCTTTGAAAATGTCCAACTTAAACTCCAACCACCAATTGATATAATTACTTTAATATGTGGATTATTTCTTTTTAATGTTTTTAATTTTTCTATATTTTGTAATGCGGCATATTCATCATGATAAACGAGTGTTGCTTCTGGGACTTCTGGTGGTGGTCGATATGGTAATGGTGGAAATGGATAATTATTTTGTAATATATTAAAATCTTCTTGGCTTGGATTTGGTAAAGTAAAAGCATAAACTACGTGTGTTAATTTATTTACAGGAATATCTTCAACAAAAAACTCTCTTTGATAAATACTCCATTCTGAATAATATCCAAAAATTTTATGGTCAATTTCTACTGGTGGTTCAGTTGGTGGTTCAGTTGGTGGTTCAGTTGGTGGTTCAGTTGGTGGTTCAAGTGGTAATATTAATAATACACCTTCTGTATTTGAAGTTGCATCAAAAAATTCATTACCAGTATAAGCAAATCCAGATTCAATAGTTTGTCCGGCATTTATTGTATTTGTCCAAGATTTTGGTGATATAATATTATTGGAATATTCTAAATTCCAAAATCGTGATATTGTAAAGTTAATTGTTTCTAAATTAAAACTCCAATTTGTAAGCGTATCTCCATCATTTTGAATTTTCATTAATCCATTACCACCATCGCCCCAATTTTCAGTTGATTCTAATGTTATGGATAATTGCATTTTTTGGTATTTATATATTATATTAATATTATTAAAAATGTCTATTTCAAGTCCATAATTTAAATAATTTTTTTAAAATTAAAAAAATAATTTTTTTGTTAATTTTGTTAAATCATCAATTTCATAATCATCAATTTCAAAATCTTCATCGTCCTCATCTTTTTCATTATAATCACTTCCAAATAAATTATCCATAAAAACAATTTCATTAAGTGCTTCTAATAAATCAGACATATTATAAGCATCTTTTGTTTTACAAATATCTTTATCATTATTTTTTTTGAACATTTCTAATCTATCATTTAATACTTCATCAATAAAAGAATAACTTTCATCATTATTAAATAAATAAGAATCAAGAATAGATAATTCAATATTATTAAAATCTTCAATTCTTTCATTTAATTCACTAAAACGATTTTTTTGAAAATCTCTTCTATGATATTCAAGTAATAATTTATCTGCGGTATATTCATTTGGACAAATTGTTGCATTATAAATAAATGTTTTCATAAGAATAATATTTAAACCGTCCCATATAATATAAATACCACCAAAGTAATTTGTATCTTCATCAAATTCAAAAGATGAATCTTCTAATTTAATATTATTCATTTAAATAAACAATATTTTAAATAATTAATATCATTATTAAAAATCAATTTTAAAATTGATAAACAAATATATTAAAAATAAAAATAATTTTAATATATAAAATGGGAAATTGTTTTAAATTACAAAATAATCAAGATAATAATTTATATGAAAATGAATATTCAAATACAAAAGAAGAAGAAATTGATTATATACCAAGTTTAAATAAAAAAATATCATATACATTAACATCAGAAGTATTATCAACTGATTGTT